GTCTGTAGTCCATCTAATGTACCCGTTGTTCCTATGCGATAGCGACAATGAGGCATTTTGTTTAATATGCTGGTCAGACTCTTGGCCTTGAACAAATGAGCTTCATCTCCATACACCACATCAAAGTTTTCAAAGAACTTCTTAGGTAACTGATAGAGACTTTGCCAGGTACTGATGACCACTGGCCAGTCGTTGAGCTTTTCGTGGCCACCATAGATCCTATGTACATGCTCTGTGGTACGCCAGCCATTGGCACTGCTATAATCCTGGAAATCAGCATATAACTGCTCTACCAGACTGGTTGTGGGTACTAGTATGAGCTGGCGACGTCCTTCTTTGAGATGATGTCGCATTAGTCCATAAATGATCAGACTCTTACCTGATCCAGTTGGGCTCAATAATAAGGCTCGTTCATGATAAAGAGCATGCTGTATGGCATCTACCTGATAGTCTCGAATGTCTATGGGTTTACCATGACCCATGAGCTTTAGATCTTCCAGATACTGTTTGACATCTAAATATAGGTCGGGTCCAGGTGGTATGGTATTTTCTACCGTATAGCTGTTCAGGGATGCAAATGCTTTCACATAGGGAATCAAACCCGTATACAGCTCCTGGGTAAACATGCTGTATAGTCGAACCTTGCCGTCCCAGAGCTTGGCTCGGTATTGTGGCATGAAACGAGCGCCAGGTTGTTCGAATGTAAAGTAATCACTGAGCTCCTGCATGATGCCAACATCGGCATCTACCTTACAGTGTACGTGATCCTTGGGTTTGATGGTTATGTTGGCCAATTAAATCATTCCGTTGGTAAATTTGGTCCATTCAATGCTATTTTTGATGTCCCAGGTGCGACTATGAATTGATTTTAAGATGCCTTCGAGCAATGAAAATACTGCTCTGTGATATTCCAATCGATCCTGTAACTGAATTAGATCACTATCGGTGTTGAGGAATTCATCCAATTCATTCTTCAAGGGTTTAACACCCTGCCATTGATTCCAGTTTAGTTCATCCAGTTCGGCCTGAGTCATTTCGCCACGATAGTAGCGCCATTTGGTGCGACGCATGCGCAGATAATCGCTTTCGGCCTTGCGCGTATTGAGTCTTTGATTGGTGAGAAGCTGCAGATATTTGGCGTGAAGTTTTGGTGTTCCTGCGCTAGCACGGCCCAGATCGGTTTCGTCTATGGCAGAATCTTTGATCCACATTTCTTGTATTTCATTTAATTTCATATTCAGTCCTCTATTCAGATAGAGTCATTATATAGTAATAGTATTATTGTGTCAATGGGACGTTTAATTTTTCTATGGTAAATACCTTGTATCTAAATGTAGCCACACCCACAAAGTATTCCATGCCAGCTGTTGTGATATCAAAATCCAGTCCTTCGATGCTTATGGGAAACAGATCCTGGAAGTTTAATCTGACTATGGGATTATTGTTGCTGTCTACTACTAGCAGTGCAGCATCAGAAAATACACTGTTATAGTTATACTGGTCAGCTTTTAGTATAGCATCCCAGACCTGAGCTCGGCTGGTCAGTTTATTATAGTCTGCACCAGATCGTGATACACCAATGCTGTCAATCCAGTCATAGAGTTCCTTGTAGTTGCTCATGTCTTCGTTGATCAGAAAACGTATGGTAAACTCTCCAAATACTACTTTATCACCTGGATGCGGTATATCAACAAATGGTGTTTCCTGATTGGCTACACCCAGTTGCATGGTGGGTAAATTGGCACTTTGACAAGTATATGTCACATTGGGCAATTTAGCAATCTGAAACCTAAAACTATTGGGTCTTAGATAGTTAATACTGGGCGTTGCAGCCAGCACACTACTGACATTACCACTGGTAGGGTCTGTATAAAGACTAGTTGTTAAACTTGGAACAAATGTCATGATTTCCTATTGACTTTCTATTGACACTCCCTTAATATGGGCGTGTTGGGGGTTATGTATTCTAGATAAAGAAACTACTAGCAATCAAAGCAATTACTATGGCTCCACACACAGCTACTATGGCTTTATGGTGTATAGGTAATTTTTGTTGCTGTAAAATCTTTTTACCAGCTTCATTTAATTCTGCATGTACGGTATCTACATTGCTCTTTAAAGCATCTACTATGGTCAGTAGTTCTTTGTGCTTGGCTAATTCGGTATTGATATAGTCTAATACGGAATCAGATTGATTGGCCAATGCTGCATGTACTGTTGGTGCTGGTGTTTCAACAACTGGGGGTGTAGTCGCAGTTGCAGTTATTGATGTATCTAAATCTGCCATGATGTTCTCCTTGGTTATTTGGCTTACCATGTATTTATCAAGTAAAGAAAAGGGAGACCTAAATCTCCCTATCCTTTTTTAAGCTCTAACCTAATACAATTACATTAAGTTAACAACGTTAACGCGTCTGTAGTATGTATTTTGACCTTGTGTCAAGCTAGTAAATGGGTTAGTAACTAAACCATAACGTGTCTTGAAGCCGATCTTAGGTTGGAATGTTGCAGGATCTACTGCACGAACCATTTGTAATGGAACGTATGGGCAATAGAACATACCAGCGTCATATGGACTTGTACCTTTGTAACCAACTACATAGAATTGGTTAGCTACGTTCAAGTTAGCTGAATATGGATCAACATAAACTTTGATCTTACCGTTTAATACACCAGCAAATGTATTGCCTGTGTCATCTACGTTTAATGATGTGCTTAAAGCTGGAGTGTAATCTAAGATACCAGCCATTGACAGAGCAGAAGCAACATCAGAAGAAACGATAAGAACATTACCTTTACCTCTACGTGTTGTTTGTGCAATGTTGTTTGCATCACGTTCGATTTGGAACAGCAAACCTTTGAATCTTTCAACTGACCAACGACCGTTTGAGTCTGTGTCTAAGTCAAAAGTACCAAATGTTGTTGTAGCACCTGTTGAAGCACCTGGTTGTGCAGCTACGTAAATAGTTCTAATAACTTCACGGTTAATTTCGAATAAAATTTCTTGTGATAAGATATTAGCTAATTCGCCTTCTGCGTCAAGACCATGAACTGCTTTTAAGTCTTGTGCTAATTCAACTGTGTATTGAGCTTTCAAGCCACGAGTTTTAGCAGTTACAGATGTTTTTTCGATGCTGAATGCCATTTCACCAAATGCATATGTGTCGCCTAATTTTTCAGCGTCACCAGTAGCAATACCTACACCAGTTGCATATGATGTTGTGTAATAGCCACTTGTTGGTGGGAATAGCGCAGGGTTAGTACCAGCTTGAGCAGTAATTGAACTACCACCAAATGCTGTGTCTGCTTCATTGAATAAAGCTTCTGTACCACCTTGTGTTGAGTATTTTGATTTCATTGCGAAAATCAAACCTGTTGGGCCAGTCATTGGTTGCACACCGCAAACGTCGTATGCCATTAAGTTAGGCATTGCACGGCGAACCAGACTGATTAAGATTGGATCATAACCAGCTAAGTTAGCATTAGCGTTTGTACCGTTAACTTGACCTGAGAAACCGCCACCCATTGAGTTAGCTGGAACTGTTTCCCAAAGTGCTTGTTTTTCTTCCATTAGAGCTTTTTCTTGGTTCTCTAACAGAACTGACGTTACATATTTTTTGTAACTGTCTTTGATTTCTGGGAGCTCAGGGTGTGATACCACTGCATCCCATTTTTCTTGTAACATTTGTGACATTTAAGTTCTCCTGAAGGATTTGTTACTAAAATTAATTAAAATGTTTAACTCTTGCTGTTCTTGAAAGTGCTTCTACATATGGTTTCATATGTGCTGGAACTGTAGCCTTTTTATCAGCTGCACCAGCTACCTGTACATCTTCTTCTAATAATTTTTCTGGACTATTAGGAGTGTTGCCAGGGAAGTAATTTTCTTTAACAAGTAATACTTTTTCTTCAAAAAGTTTTTCGTTGTCAAACTCTACACCTTCTAACAGCTTGGACATTTTTTCAGCGTCTGTTGCTGTAAGGTCTTTGCATGCTTGTTCAATGATTCTTTCGCGTTTAATACCGTCTAACTCTTCTTTGAGAGCAACGTTAACTTGAATAGTTTCATCAAGACGAGCTGTAACTTCATCGACTTTGGCTCCCATATCTTCTAATACGTCAACCTTGTCGTTTGGTACTTCAAAGTAATGCTCTTGGAAAAGATTCTTTAAACCAAGCATAAAGTCTTCAGCAACTTCTGTGCGTAGACCTAATTCCACTTCGAGTTCATTGTCTTTCATCCATTGTTCTGTAACATAATTTAGATATGAATCAATCTTCTCTACAAGACCTTCTTTGAGTTCTTCAAAATCACGTACATTTTGCTCTGCTAATTCTTCAGCAATAGTTTCAACTTCGTGATTTACACGAGCAATAACTGCAGCTTCAAAAATGCTGCCTGCTTGTGTTTTAAATTCTTCTGATAAAGATGTATCAGCAGCAAATAAATTTTCAATGTCTTTGCGTAATGATTCTTTAACTTCTTTATCTTTTTTAGCTTTCTTCTCAGATTTTTCTGATTTTTCGTCTTCACCGTTTTCAGCAGATAAATCTTCACCTTCTTTGGCTTCTCTTACAAATGCTTCTGGATTATCAGAACTCATTGCATGAGGTTGGAATGGATCCATTTCTGAATACTTAGCATGACGGCTATCACCTTGGTGATGTTGTGGCTCGCCAATGCCTTTCTTGATAGAACCATCTGAATTTAAATCAACTTCAGTGTTGAAAGGATCGACATCCTTGTAATTAGCAACTTCTGAATCGCCTTGTTTAGCCTGAGCTTCAGCTGGTCCTTTTTTAAGTGTGTCGTCTTCTTTTTCATCTTCTTGATATTTGTCAAGATTACGACGAGCCATGCCCATGCTTGGATTCATGGTATCATACTCAGCTTTTTTGCTGCTGCCTTGATGGTGTTGTGGCTCATGCGGAGCATTCATACCAGCTTCGGTAGCTTCGTTAATTGATTTCGCACCTGCTTTTTTGCTTTCAAGCAATTGGCGAATTTTTGTTTCTAATGACATTTTAAGGTCTCCTAAAACGGGTTTCTAATATTTATATTAAATGCTATTTTGATATTTGTCTGATAAAATCTTCAAATACCTGTATCTTTACAGCGTCAAGATCTCTGCTTCTGGCGTTTTGAATCTGACCACGAACAAAGTCGTAGTGACGTTCAACAAAGCGACCTTCTACCATCATCCATTCTTTGCCTTCCATGATACCGCGAACAAACGCGTCTGGAGCACTTGGATCAGCTACAATGTCTGCAGCTGTAGCCAGATAAAAATCGTCCTGAACTTCATTAACACCTTCTTTATTCAATTTCAAGCTACCCATTCCACGAGAACTTACACCCAGCTGAGCACCTTCATCGATAAGATTTTTAACAATGCGACCCATGGGCGTTTCAGTCATGATCTTGGCACGACCGATGTAATTATTACCCTCTGCCTTGAGGCTGGTAATCATATGACTAACACGATCAAGATTGATGCTTGGACCATCGGGATGGCCTAGTTCACCAAAAGCTCGTTTAGTGTTTACATATTCTTTGATGTAACGTTGTACTTCTTTTTCCATGATGTTTTTGCGATATACACGGCCGTTACGATTAGCAATTTCGGTTTGAAGAAAAGGACCCTCGATAAAGTAGGCTTTACCGCCGTCTTCCTTGGCTTCTTTGATGTATTGAATTTCTTCTACGTGTTCAGTAATGAGTTTCATTAATGGTAGTCTCCTACGTTATAATTAGGATCAACAGTACCTGCAACCTTGTGTAGTTCTAGGACCACCTGTCCTGGTGTAGTAAAAGTAACTGAGATAGCAGTTGTATTGTTTTGTGCAAATGCCGGCAATTTTTCAGCTGCAGTTGGATAGGTTGCTGAGCCAGAGGCAAAAATTATGGTGTTACCACTGCGAGCAACTGTTACGCTACCTGAGCCAACATTGGCATAGAAAGCAGAAATATTAACTGCCAGGCTGATGCTAGAGCTGCTGGTCTGATCGCTAATTAAAGTACTGGTTAAAGGTATGGTAATACTATCGCCAGCTGCACTGGCAATCAAACTAATGGTATGCGTCTTGCGGCGACTGGTTAAAACACTGGATGTAATGGCCATGGTTATTTGCCCTCGGCTTCAGCTTTGCGTTTGTAAGCTGGTTTATCGGTATTCTTGCCTACCCATTTTGGAGCCTGTTTAGGTGTCTCCATGGGTTTGTTTCTTAAAAATGTAGCCTTGTCGTATTTGCTATAATCTGGATTATCTGGCAGGCTAATGGCTTCTTCCAGATCTGAATCAAACTCTTCGTTGGCCTTGATCTTTTTAGCAATATCATGAGCCTTGACAATGGCTGCTTTAGGCAAACCATGTGCATGTTCAGGTCCCAGACCCATTTTCTTTTTAACCACACTCATGCCAATGGCATAAGGATTGTATTTTGTTGCTTCTCTAACTTGCTTGAACTTCGCCATTATTAGCTCCTAGGGATCGTGCGATTTCTACTTTACGAGCATCCAAGGCATCTGTTACTTTTTGACTCAGTATATCCGCAAAGTTTTCCTGAGCAGCTGCTTGGTTTCCGTCTATGATATTATCTAACATGTCTCTTACTTGTTCACTCATGATTAAGCTCCACTAATTTTAAATGTTTCTACCACAGGGTTGCTGGGATTATAGGGTTGCGGTGTCCCAGGTTGCTGTGTCTGTTGTTGACCAGGCTGTTGCGTTTGCATCTGAGCCTGTTGTTGCATCTGTTGTTGAAGTTCTGGATCGTCATCGATCTGTTTCTTCATTTCATCAACATCTTCGTCTTCTAAACGAAGGATTTTTTCGTATACAAATTCACGACTAAAATATGTGCCAACATAGGGTATGACCTGATTTAGTAAATCTACACGGTTTCGAAGTATTTCAGCTTCTTTGGCTTCGGCCATGTAGGCATCTTTGGTAAAGTCATAATAGATGCTTTCTTTGATGACTTCCCAGTCCTGATCACTCATGACACCTTTTAATATTAACTGTGTCTTGAGTAAATCGTCAAACAGCTCACCAAATTTCTTTCTGAGTCTGCTTACAAATTTACTAAATTTAAGTTCGTCGCGCGTAATTTCTGCCTGACGACCAAAATTCATACCTGTGTCAGGTTTTAATCTACTCAGTGGTACATTAAGACTCTGATACAGTTTGTTCTGGAAGTAATTAACATCGTTAATTTCACCCAGGTTAGCACCACCTTCTAGCGTGGTAATCTCTGTGCCTTTACCACCTTCACGGCGTGGCATCCAAAAATCTTCCAGCATGCTCAGTGTGCGTTTTTCGTCGCGCACTTCGCCGGTGCTGGCATCATAGGTAATCTTGTTGCGATACTTGTCCATGATGGACTTGACATATTGCTCGGCCTTGGCCTTGGGCAAGTTACCTACGTCTATGTAAAATATACGTCTTTCAGGTGCTCGAGTCATTCTATAAATGACCAGGGCATCCTCTACCATGCGCAACTGATTGACTACCTTGATGGCCTTGTGTAGGTGACCTAACACCATGTTGGCATCCATGTCAATTAGTCCACTGGTGCAAAGTGCTATGCTGTCCACGGAAATTTTAATGCCCTGGGTAGCACTGGCAGTATTTGGCACCTGCGCAATTAATCCTTTGTCATTGAATACAAAGAACTCTTCGATCTTTTTAATGAACTCTACGCCTGTAGCTGCATCTTTTTCTTTCTGAACCTTGCGAACCTTTTTGATCTTTCTAGGATCTATGTAGCGCAGTTCCTGTATGCCTTGCTTGGCCTTGGTTACATCAACAATCTTGTGGTAATAAACTCTGCCGTCTATGTACCAGCGTTTAAATATGTCATGACTCTTGCTATTAAAGTCCAACAATGTTAATACATTGTCAAATTCTTCTTCAATGGCTTTTTTGATGTTGGCACTTAACTCGGTTTTGTCCAGGTTAATTCTAACAACAGGTTCGTCATCTTCGGCTGCTACAGCTTCGGACACTATGTCCTCTATGGCCTGGTCGCAGTCTGGATATAGAGCAATATCTCTGTATCGGTTTATTAAATCGTTTTCACTCTTTGCTGCTGCATCAATGTCCAGGTAGGTTCCATAAAACCCCGTGGCATTTATGCTGGTTGCACCGTCATCGTCCTGAGGGACAACGAAACTCTGAGCCCCTTTGGGCTCAGGTTTCTTTTTAGTAAAGGTGTATCCAAATAAATTTATTTCAGCCATGATAATTCTCTAAAAATTATAAAATACTACTAGATGCCAAATACGCCCTGACCTGAACCAATGGTGTTATTAACAATGTTACCAACGCTAAGAGCAGTGTCAAAGCTAGTTGTGTAATGTTGATATTGGAAGGTCACGGTATATTGTTCAATTGTGTCATTGTCACCGTAATTTAAAGTAATGTCACCTAGATCTACTGGGAACGCACTATTTAGCGTATAGATCTTAAGTGGATTATTATTTCTGTCTAACTGTGTAACGCTTAGATTGGTTTGATAATCTCTGGGATTAGTACGACCAGAATTATTTGCCAAACCGTTCATGCCAGCCATCCATTTTTCTAAACTGTTACGAATGTTAAAGCTAACATCATTCATAACTGTAATGGTCCAGGGTTGGAAAACTCTTTCGCCAGCAAACTTAACTTCACGACCACGATATGGAACAATGGTTGGAGTTACAATGCTGCCTGGCAGGGTTGCTGCATTTACTAAAAATGCACCCTGAGCCGTAGCTGCTCCACCCAGTGTTACGAAACTAGGGAAGCTCAGAGCCACGAAGAACTGGTTGGCACGAGCGCCACCACCAATCATTGCGGCTTTAAACTGGTCTACGTTAAATATTGATCTTTCTGCCATTTTCTATCTCCTTAAGCACCAACTTCGTTAAATGCTACACCAGTTGGTGTTGCAACAAAGTTCAGTGTAATGTAATTGATGCTCTTAGCTGGTTTGATATAGATGTCAGCTACGAATTGGTTAGAGTCAATGACCTGAGCTGTATTATTGGTGTCATCGCAGACTACACGGAAATCAATAATACCTCTGCGTCCCTGTACATCGCGCAAGAATGGCTCTACCAGACTTACGAATTGGCTACGGGTAAATGCATCATTGAATTCAAATAACTGGAATTTAGATGCTGTAGAAATGGCCTTTTCTAAGACAATGAACAAGCGTCGTACATTGATGCGATCAAATGCACTTGGTTTTTGTGTAACTGTTTTGTCGCCAAATAATACTGTACCTAATCCAGGTTGTGTAACAATTGGATTGATCTGATATCTATAGAGATTATCGCGATCGGTTTTGTTAGGAGTCCAGTTTAATTTAACCAGATTTTTAATCTGACCGCGGTTATAACCACCTGGGCTATACCATGGATCAGCAACAGTGTCGGTTCTTACGCAAAGTCCAGCAGTGTCGCCGCACAGTGGTAACCAACGATATACGTCATTGTAACGGTCATATTGGTATTTCCAACCTGAGTCCATGACAGCATAGCTGGTGTCTTTGTTAAAGTTTGTGGTTCGATCATTTACTACTGCAGTTGCTGTATTGATGCTTTGAGCTGTTGGGCTAACAAATACTATGCAGTCTCTGCGTACATCGGTTACGTTATCGCTGACAAATCTACCTGTTGCATTGTCGGCTGCAATACCAACTACAGGAATAAGACTTACGTCATATTGTTCAGCATTGGCCAATTTAGCATACTCGGTTTGTAATAAACCATCGGTAGGTGTAACATCTACACCCTGTGTAAAGATGCGAGTGTCAACCTGACTTAAAAGTGTAAAGCCAGTGGTTGCACCTGTAACTGTGTTACCCCAGCTAATGGTGTTGCCAGCTGGGCTAGTAGTTAATGCTGTATGACTACCCCACCAGATGTATTGGCTGTTGGTATTCAGGTAGTTTTTATAGTAACCGGTCAATCCGTCTGTGGTTAAGCCATCGGTTGCTTTGCTTAGGCCTTCCCATTTTTCCAGCACTGTACCAGCAGTACCTGTAAATTTACCTAAATAATCAACTACAACTACATGAACTTCATCATAGATGGTTGCAGTAGAACTAAGATTGTTTACACTAAGAGCAAATCTAGTATTGCCTGGACGGCTAGCAACCAGGTTCCAGAATTCCCAGAGAACGTTAGCACTGGTGCTGGTAGCTGCACTAGCTCCAGTTGTATTATTAAACACCAGCGTGGTAGCACTTAGAGCTGCATCAGCTGTAGTTTGGAATCTATAGGTTGTACTATTTAAAACAACTTCTACCCAACTGCCTGTTGGAACTAGACGGCTAAGAGCTGCGCAGGTTGCGCCAGTAGTTGTAACACTGCTCAGTGTAGCAACAAAGGTATATGAGTTGTAATCACAGATTGAAACCTTTAGGCTATTGCCCAAAGTACCTGGATACTTGGCTACAAATTCTGTGCCAGTTAGGGTTGGCGCACTATAACCAATATCGCCATTGTAGTTGCTTAGATTTTTTACTAAAACTGATGATACACCAGTAGCTGTAGCGTTGCGGCTAGCTGCATCAGCAATTCGATTTACTTGTAGATTATTGCCATATGCTAAAAAGTTAGCTGCGACAAACCAGTACTTGTAGCTATTGTCATCTGGTTTACCAAAAGTGTTATACAGGGTTTTTTCGCTATCAATCGTTACGAACTGCTCGGCTGGACCCCAGTTAAAACTACCTACAAATGCTCCTGCGGTGGTTGAAACTTGTGGTACGAACAGGCTAACGTCGCGTTCCTGGACTAATACATTAGGCGAAACTTGGAAAGCCATTTTATTCTCCTTATTTTAATTCATTCACTATTGCAGAATTGAATCTTCTTGTTTATCCGTATATTTATAAAATTCTAGAATTAAAGCCAATTGGTGTTTTTAGCCACGTTCCAAAGGTCTCCACCCTCGACAAACTGCTCGGGCTCCTCGCTTTCGCGGCCATCTTCTATGAAACCAAAGGGTGTTAATTCGTCTTCAATCTGCTGAATCTGATGCTCAAATATACTGGTTCGGAGATTAACATTGGTTAATTCTTTAAAGTATGGATTGGTGGTCAACCACCCAAACAATACCAGAGGCATTACTAGATCGTCATGATAGCCTTCGTCAGCAGCATAGCTATCCTTGACCTGTATAAAAGTGCTAAATTCGGCTATGATATCCCGATCCTGCACCAGTAAACGATTTTCTTCTACCAGAGTTTTAAGCTGACTACAGCCTACTCTTTTTACTTTCTTATCGGTGCGAACACCACTTTTGCTGGCTCCGCCACCAAAACCCCCACTAACAACCTGACCGTGTTTGCTATGATTGTTAACATAGAGCATCTGCTCATATTCTAGCTCATAGTGCATGATGTCAGCTACCTGCTGACCATTATCATTGATCTCAATCAAACACCAGGCATTGTTGTAGTTGCGCGCCACAGTGTGAATCACACTGGGGAATAACAGGGGTGCTATTTTATTGTCCATGAACTTGGCCACAATTCTATAGGGATTGGAGCTAATGTCTATGACTACAAAAGCACTATAATCTCCACCTACGCCCCGCGCTGTATCAACAACTATTACATAGCTATGACCTGGAACTATGACCTTGTTGGCAGCATCTCTGATGTCTCGCACTGGTTCTTCCAGCACATCCAGGTTATCTTTGCTATAGATAAACTTGTTGGGACTCATGCGACTCAGAGTGTCGGCATCTATGAGTGTATAACTGGATCCCAGGAAACTACATAAAACCTCTTGAGCAAACTTAACATCACCTAATACACCCTTTTGTTCCAGAGCCCATTTTTCATCACGTCCAGGTATGGTTGTATAGGGTATGAATAAAGTCTTAAAATCATTGATGCCTTCTTTGGCATCGTTCCAAAACTTCCAAAAGTGATTGTAACCTAGTGGAGTTGAACTCATCAATACCTTGGTTGTTTCACCCGCCATGATGGTTGGATATGTACTGGTAAAGAACTCTTCGGCTACATTGTTGGGTATGATGGCGGCTTCGTCTATGTATAACCAGTTAACTGACTTGCCTCGGATACCAGATGCAGCTGTAGCTGCACAAAATACCTTGCTGCCATTCTCCAGCTCTAGGCTACCCTTGTTCCATTCTCGCACACCCTGTTGCATCCATATGGGCAGATTCTCATACATGCCCTGATATCGGTTTAAAACCTCGCGAGCCGCTGCGGCCTTGTTGGCCAGGATGGCTACGGTCTTGGTTTCATTAAATAATGTATACCAGAGTATGCAGGCCGCACTGGTAATGGTCTTACCTTGTTGGCGTCCTTCCATGAGTATGACTTTACGATTTTCTAAGATAACCTTTACTTTTTCTTTCTGACAGTCATAGAGTTTAAAAGGAACCAGACCACGATCTAGAGAAACAATCTTGCAATAGTTCTCTATGAAGTAGATGGCATCGCTCTGACATTTTAATAGCTCCTGAACCTGCTCCGGAGTATAGTCAATCTGGAAACCAATCTGTTTGAGTCTGCTGTTACCTAGGTAACTACTCTTGATGAGTCGTGTCAGTGGATTGGCCATCTATGACTTTTTCATCCTGTTTGCGTAATAATTTAAGTAGGTCATTGGTATTGCCAGAAAATACTATGTTGTTCTGTGTGCCAATCTGCTTGGGCGTTTCGCCAGCCGCAGGTGCACTTAAAGCTTTCTTTTGCTTTTGTAGATCCAATAGATCCTTGGCTGTCTCAGCCACGGTCTTGATTAACTGGCCGGTAACTTCGAAGGCGCGTGGATGATCGCTCTGACGAGCTATGTCCATGATGTTGTCCACGGCCAACTGACCCTTGTGAACCATGTCCTTTAGGGCAGTGCGAGCCTGTTCAAAATCATCATCAATCATGTCTTCCTGTTTGTCTTTTTTGACCACAGGAGGAGTTGCCATCTGAGGAGCTGCTACTGTGGTAGGTGCTGTCTCAAATTTTGAATCCAATGCAGCAAATACATGTTTATCTTGCATACCTAAAGCCAGTCACGGTGAATTGTAATAATGTAGAAGTTACACGAGCCTGACCAAGACCTTCGTTGGGCAGATTCTGGAAGGCATATCGCAGTTTAAGACCTGTACTGGTTGTTACACTTAGAATACCTGCGCCATTATAGGTTCCGTCTGGTATGTAACAGCCGTCAGGAATCATGGGCACCTGTATGTTGTGCAGGTTCGTGACCGATGTAGCCACAGATCTTAGGATTTCAAACGGTGGATAAAGGGCACTAATTGAGCTGTTTACTGTCCAGCTATCGCCATACAGATACAGCTGTGGTAGGCTACCACCAGCTGCAGGCTGATGTCTAACCGTAATGAACGCAGTAATACCAGGTATGGGCGGTATCACTGTCATGACTGAGCTAGCATAGTTGCTTAGTACTACTGAATCGCTTGAACCATAGATAGGCACCTGAGACAGGTTAGCACTAATGGTATAAGAAGTATCAGCACCCAGCGCTGCTCCAGAAGCATTGGGTTGTAGTCCCCAATAATATTCAAATGCGCCATGGTCAATACGTTTGACGTTGAATGGAACAATGCCTGTGCCGGTGTTGTTGGATTTTACTGGACCAATGCGTCGTACTGTTTGCCAGACACCGCCAAAGCCCGCTGCGGCTAACTGAGCATCCACGGATGCAATATCGCGGTTTGAGCTAATGACCACGTTGCTGGATCCTGGCCAGAATTCATTGCCTACGCCAACGCCATAGCTGCTGGTATAGACCAAACAGCCCACGTAGTATAGGTAGTACCAGGTATTAGGACTAATAGATCCGTCAATGATTGCTGGTGTTGAACCATCGGTTTTGTATTGAGGAACCCAACCAGTAATAAATGTTCGAATAATTGGATTGTAACTTGCTACAATGGCTATGGCACTGGTTGGTAACAGTCCAGCTACGCCAGAGGTGCTGTAGCTCCAATGAGCAGCTGCGCCTGTAACCAGGGTAATTTTATTGCTAATGGTGTTATAGTTATAGATCAGCCCTTCCATGTGTTTAGGATGGTAGATGCCGTCTATGTTAAAATAGCTATCACCAGTTAGGTTCTGATTGGCATTGGTGCTGATGATGCCTCGGCGACCAACAATGGCCACGGAACTGGGAGCATATTTCTGTAGATTGACCTGAACATATCCGGTATGAGCCAGTGCATTACTGCTATCATTACCTGTTCTTACACCTGAGCTAAGGCTGGCAATGTCCAGGCTTGGAGTTTGATAAAGTGTAACACCTGTGTTACTAGATGTATAGTCTAGAAGTTTTGTATAGGTTGCATTGTCTTCGCCCAGAGCCTTGTAAATGGTCAGACCATTTAGTCCACGAATAACTGTACCCGTAGTGTACACGCTCAAAGATGTTACATTCTGGTTGCCCAGGTTGATGTCCAGGGTGCCACGCACAGTACCTACGCTGGTATTGTTGCGGCTTCGCAAGAAAAACATGTTACTGCCATCTAGTCGGTTAATTAGGGCATTTACATCGCCGGTTAAATCAGCATCACTGTTGCCAGAAGCGCCTGCGCTATTGGTAATAAACAGGCTATTGGTGTTTATGCTGCCGGCTGATCTAAGACTGTTACTAGAGCTGGGAATAAATGTTTGAGAAACTGTATTCCAGGCTAATACACTACCAGCCGCCGAGGCCTGATTAGGTATGTTAATTTTTAAAGCATTGCTACTAGAACCGGCCAGGTTAGTATAAAGGTCAGCAAAGTTAGCATTGATTTTTTGTCCACCAATGAACAACGAATCACCGTCGTTGTTGTTAGGTGTTCCTAGGTTTATGGGCTGGTATGTCATGGTCTATCCCGGTTATTATTCTTCAAAAGTTTCAAGGAATTTGTACGTATCCGTTGGTGTTGCTGTCGTCGGATCAGTGCTTACACTGTATTTATTTATCTGGTTGCTCAGGTTTGGATCATTAAATACATTGGCAATGGCTTCGCGTATGATCTCTTGTGTCTCGGTTGGGCCATAGTAGTATACTTTAAGTGTAAAGGTATAGGTCCAGATGATCATGCGCTGAGCAGCAGTATCACCTTCGTAGTTATCATCATAGGTTACATTGTTGATGATTATGGGCAGGTCGTGTTTGATGCCCATTTCAGGCACATAGTTTACAGTAACATTAAAGTCCGGATTAAAGGCTGGAACAATCTGTTCGAATATCTGTAGTCCATCATCCTGATTTTTAACATAGGCATAGAGATTCATGGTTATGTTGTAGGGAACTGGGCCATAGGTGCGCTTGGCCTGAGTCTGACTAATTACAGTCTTTAGTTGATTCTGCAGGTTAATTTTTCGGGCTGGATCATATTCAAAATTAACTACTTCAAAGCTCATGCGAGGTACTGTAATTTCTGTCTTGGCTTCCTCAGCCACAGGCAGTCGCTGAATGCGGCTAAGCATTTTATTCTTAGGGCCATAGCTCAGTGGTACACGAATTACCTGACTAATTTCGCCAGCAGCATCGCGTCTGCGTATGTTGATGTTGTTGAACATTACTCCAAAGCTTACTATGGCTTTGCGTGTTATGCCGTGGTAAAAGACTTTATCTTCAAACATTATTTCTTACCACCTCGCCAAAAGGATTGGTTTCACTAAAGTCCAGTATGTCCAGAGCTTCGTTTCTAAAGTTAACATTGTCTGCCAGGTTGTCCTGCGAGGGCAAATCAAAACCTTCCCAGAGCAGGAAGCCTTTGTCTTCGTCCAGATAGTCATTGGTTTCGGTGCGCAATCTACCACCGTCTTCTAGTAGGAATTCAAAGTTGTTGATGCCCAGACTATTGAGCTGTTCAATGCTGTCAATTTCACTGACATTGGTGTTGAGCTCTTCGCTGTTGTATTGCCAGAGTTCACACTGCAGTTTGTACACGTATAATTTGCCTAGCTGGAAGAATGGATCCTTGGCTTCGACTTTTTTAATTTCAAAATAGCTCTTGGTCAGGGGCATGTACAATAAATCACCCTCGGCCGGTCTGTTGGGTAGGGTCAGCACATTGCTGCGACCAGCTGCCACGGTGTCTTCCCAGCGACTGCGCACCATGACAAAGGTAGCAGTGTCTCGGAACTCAATGCCAAACTTACTCATGAGCTCGCCATCGCCACCATAGCCATTGACATTTTCCAGATAGCATTCTATGGGTATGGCATTGTCAAAGGTAGCCAGAGCGTCATCCAGGAATATGTTGTCCTTGTTGACCTGAGTTCTGGGCATGTAGAATACATCAAAGCCATAGACCTTAATGGCTTCAATGATTAGGCTTTCTATGAGTCTTTGTTCGCTGGTGCGACCACCAGGAATGCCACTTTGAAAATAAAAATTGGTGGCCATGATTAGCCCACCAAGAAGTCAGGTGGCTCTACGTAGGTTGTCATCATTTCGTTTTCTAGCTGGTAGATTTCAGCCACGGCTTCATCAAAGATTTTTTGACCATTAAGAGTCACACCGCCAGGCATCTGTATGCCTTCGAATTTTTTAAGATTTTCACCCCACTGACGTTTGATCAGTGCTGTGGTATAGCGTTTTAAGAAACGATCGTTGTATACATCGTTCCATTGATCTGGATTCAGAATCTTGAAGCATTCAATTAAAAGTATTTCGCCAATGCGAACATCGCTGCCCCAGCTCATGTCTATGAACACGCGATTCTGATGACGCTGGTATCTAAAGCTTTTTTGTCCCACTAAAAGCATGTCTATGAGGTCCAGATGAGCCTTGACCTGTTGATAATAGATTATGCTGGTGTTCATGAGATCGAATAGATCGTTTAACCTGAGCTGATAGCGCAGATCAAACATGTAGTCCAGGCCTGTGTTGGTGGCACTGAACGGAAGAATTCTAACTACACCAATGATGCTGTCGTCGACATCTATGTAACCGTTGTCTACGTCACCAATGATATACTGATTTACTGTACTGGAATGTGCTGTTGTCTGACCAACTATGGTTTCACCTGTGACAAAGGTTCCACTAATGCCCGTAACAACCAAACTGGTGCCATAGCTGCTGGTAACATTGTAGACGTCATCCCAGGAATATACAGTTGCCTTGGCGCCCGAAGTGGATCCCACTACGGTTTCACCTTTCTGATAGGCTACTGCATTGCTTTCATTAAGCGTAATAGAGCTGGCCGTTACCTTGTGTTTCAGGTAAATGCGCTCTACACCATCATAATGATAGTCTTGGAAGTATTGGAGAGCATCATCGAGACGATCGCTTAACTGATCGTCATCGACGTTGATCTCTGTAACCGGATGCCCTAATCGACGTAAACAATAATCGATTAGGGCTTGTCTACTGGCCGGAGCCGACATAGCGTCTCCTTAAATAATTAAGCTTGAGCTTCTGACCAGCTTAATCGAACGTTTGAAGCAATTGCCACGCTTGGGTTAGCATTCTTCAGCACGATGGTAAGGACATCTGGACCTACTGGGAAGCCAGGAGTCTTGTTACTACCGTCACCTGAAACAATACTTGTACCCAGATCACGAACAACGCTAATATCATAGTTGTCTGCAGTGTTACCTGTAACAAAACCAAAGATCTGTTCACCACCGGTTAACAATGTACCGTTACCTGTGTGGTCAATGATCTGAGCCAGGCTGGCTACACCAATGTTGGCAACAATGGAAGTAGTTGCCCAATCACCTGGAAGAACTGGTCTTGGTGATGTGCTGGTATTAGCTGGGAATGTTCCGTTCAAGATACCCAGAACCTGTATGGAAGTATTGGTTGCAATACCCAGGCTTCGTGTTCTTAATTGCATGCGGTTTACAACGTCTTTGACACCATAGGCACCAACAGTACCGTTATCAACGCTTGGAGATAAACGGATACTAATTGCAGCAATACTTGTACCTGCTTGCAGGGTAATTGCTGAAGTTTGTTTAACATAAGCAAACTGGATGCTGTTGTCGTCTTGGAAACCACCGTCCATGATAACGCTTGAACCCCAGTGCATAAATGTTGGAGCAGCATTACAGCTTAAATACTGTACTGCACAAACTGAGCTAAAGCCCGCTGTACCGCCAAAGTATTCGGTTGGGAAGAATGTCATGTTACTTGTAGTACCACCTAATTGGCGACGAGTCAAACCAGTCAATGCATGGTAAAGAACACCACCAATAGTTGCTGATGTTTTACCTGTGTAGGCTAAAACTTCGGTGCTGGTTAATTGACTAAGAACAACCTGACCTGAGCTAGGGAAACGAATAGCATCCTGAACCAGCAATGTATCGGTCTGAGCAGCCAGGAACGTACCACCAACTGAGGTTGTGTTGTTACCTGCTAACTGAGTAACTGGACCAACGTTTGCACCCTCGTATCGAGATGGAAGGTTACCAGATCTCATGTAGGCTAAGTTGTTAACGTTACTGTTTGCCATCTTATGGCAATAGAACACATTGCCGTCTACACCTCTGAAGCCCCAGCGAATAAAGCCAGCGCCGTACCAGGTATAGTCCATGTAGATCATTTGCATCTTGGTTACATCTAAATTGAAACCAGTTGGGCCAGTACCGTCGCATCGATCCAGGTTCCAGGCACTTTGTGGAACTCTTAGATCCTGAGTCATGTTCATGCGAGTGTTGTTTAGGGTAGGACCACGATAAGCTGGAGTAACTTGGATCTGTGAGTCTGAATCAATAGCCTGAATTTGGTATGATTGACCACGGATAACCACATATTGACCAGGGATTAGCTGTTTGCTGAATCGGGTTGGAGCAACTGTACCAATGGTTGAACCAGTGATGATACCTGAACCGTTGGTTACGTTGACTAAACCAAATACTTCACGAACACTGGAGCGGCGAACTGCATACCAGTTTTGACCGTCGTATTCGAAGAAGAAACCGTTTTGGCCATCAAACATACCCACGCGCATGGATGAACCTACCCAGTTTTTAACTGTCATGTATGGAGTAGGATCTGAACCAGGTAACTTGTCAGTTGGTGTACCACTCATGGTATAGGTAACAATGTTGCTAGAATAGAACACGTCCTGTACAATGAAGTCACCGTTGTAATAGTTGGTTGTACCAGCATTTACACGCACACCTTCAACACGAATTACTGAACCTGATAACAGGTTAGCTGCCTGTGAAGTTGTGATGACTGCAGTAGTACCAACGGAGCTGACACCTTGAATTTCGTAGCTAGGTGCAAACTTAGTACCTGTGGACATCTGGATACCTTTACCTGATTGGTATCGGAAGTATCTGCGAGTCTGACGGATGGCCTGAATACCTGTGTAGATATTTTGGATTGACACGTTGACGCCACCGTCGGTACTTCTATGCGTATAGGTTGCTTCAGGTCTCAGAGTCACAACCACGTTGGCTGTATCAATGATTGCGCTAGAAGAACCAGACGCAAAACCTGGAGTTTGGTAGCGGAATTGTGTTGGGCTTGGAACGTCATAGACAAACCAAACACCGTTGGCACTGTTGGTCAATGAGCTGTTGACCAGGATTGGAGCGCCTGGCATTAAACCATGTTTGTAAGCTGTGTTAACAATGATGGTCTGACCAGTACCTGCACCTGCTGTTACTGTGTCCAGGTAGTACATGGCAGCATTGGAGCTAAGTGCAATCTTAGAAGTCTGATTGTTGCTATCAAATACTGTACCACCGTTGATGATGGTGTATGAAGATAATTGATCGCCTGAAACCTGACCTTTAGCCTGGAATGTAATAGCACCAGATGATGGAACTGATAGAACTGGGAATACACCGTTCAGTCTATAGTCACCTGAGAATATGACCTGAACCAGGTCACCGGTAACTAGACCGTGTGGAGCTGTAGTAGCTGTAATAATGGTAGCTGTAGATCTAGGACTGCTATTATCTGCATAAAGTCTAACAACATTAAGAGCATTACCACCGCCTTTGAGGTAATAGCTTGGATAGTTATGTTGTTGAGTATAGGCTTCCCATTTGATTGGTTGTAGGCCGAACTCAAAGTCCGTATCCATTAAAGCTTGTGGGCTTGATGTTCTTAACTTGTTGGTGTCGTCAGTTAAAACTTCACTTGGTGTAAAGAACTCTGCGTTTTCGTCTACCAGGATAGCCAATGTATCGCTGGTGCCCATGCTAGCAGTATTGTAGTTAAGTGTGAACTGAGTACCAATACTGGTTGCTGAGCTACTAAAAGGAGCTGTGTAACTGGTAATGTATAGATCAGGATCACTGAAATTGAAAATAACCGTATTGGTTTGTTCATTCGTAATCAGAAGCATGTTCTGACGTTGAATGATACGGTTAGGGATTGTTATAGTTTTCGTTGCAGGGTTAAAACTATAATAATCAGGTATAATGCGTTTAGCCATTTTTAATCTCCAAAAGCTATATTAATAGGTGCCAGGGGGTATTTCCTGTACTGTTTTGATGCTGACTTAGTATTTATCTTTATAAAAACTGTGGTTTTCGTCTGCGGTTGCTTGTAGAACAGAATTTTTGCTCCACGCATGCGAAAACTATTACTACGGCCCGCATCAAATTCACTCTGCCAGGGCCAGTATCTGTTAAATTCTGTGATGTCAGCTGCCAGGTATCGGCCGTCTAATATCACATCTAGGTCTTTGCTGTCAGTGAATTCACTGCCAGTCAAAGCTGTATAATTGGTTCTAAGTGTAAACACCTGTTGCAGGTTGTTAAACTGATGACTAATGTCATTGACTACGGTGTTTACCAGCTGGGTTATGCCAGTAACTGTTACGTACTGAGGAGCCCAGGCTGATCCTGTCCAGATCAGGGTATTACCACTAACTGGAGTTGCGTTAGATACCGCAAACCCCTGCAGTCTTGTGACTACCGGAGTGCTAGTACTACCGCCTAGATCGCCACCTAACTGAACCTTGTTGTTATCAAGGTTACTGAAGTTGTCATCAACTTCATTATTGGTTAAGGGCAACCCTTTAAGCCGTCTGAGCGTTAGGGCTGCCATGTCTTTAACCTTAGTTTAATTAACTGACTGTAATAGTCCAGGTAATTTGTAATGTGTCGTCGTTACCTTTGTTTACCGCATTGAATGTAGTGCGGCATAACATAGTACCTGCTAGAGCTGCTGTTGAGCTATTGAAGATACTTGCTTCGGTAATCGCTGTTGTATTTGATGTATTGGTTCTTTGTGGATTATTAGGACCAAATACTGCTACATAGGTTACAACACCAGTGCTTTGTGTGGTTGATGCAATTGGTGCTCGGTTATAAGCTGCAATGTCACCAGCAACTGTTACTTCGGTATTCAGAGTAGTATCATTTACTGAAGCTGTTGTAGTTGAAGTTCCCAGGCCCATGTAGGTCATGCAGCTGGTTGCACTAGCTGTGGTATAAACAGCTGTAACTGAGGTTGCTGTACCAATCATGCGGGTTGCAATGTAGTTTTTACCGCTTTGAACTACGAGGTTCGGGATAAAACGGTTTTCCTTGACGATGCCATCAGATCCTACGACCTTGATGTCAACACTACCGCGAAGTTTTAAATTTTCTTCGGTGTTAAACATTTATAATGCTCCTTTAATAAGTTATTGCTCTTGATTCACCAACATAGTCTTCTGCGATATAGTCAAAACTCAGATAACTAGTCATGCGCAGTAATCCCTGATTGTATACTATATTTATATCGGTCGCATCCTTGACACTGCCATCGTTATAGGTGCCCAGGCGGATGCCTCTGAGCAGGGTAATTGTGTCTGATATGGGGGTAGCATCGGCTGTATTGTCCAGACCGAGCCGGGTTCCTATGAAGCTGGCACTAGCCCCTGTGGTACGAATGTATCTAAAATTATAGAAATTCTGACGAGCAGCCTCGTAGTTCTGTTCGAACTCTAGCTGAGCTCCCCAGGCACTGAGACTGTTACTGCTATTACCTACATATGTATCATTTCCACTACTGTCAAGAACCAATAATTTTGCGTAGATGGTAGCCATTATACTTCAGCCGAGGCTGTCCAAGAATCTTGAAAGTAACCGCCATTTACTGTATTATTAGCTGTTCTATAATTAGAAAAACCATAAGCATCATAATTATTAGCAGTAGAGGCAGATGAAGGAAACCCTGACCCGCCCTGATGAGTATTTGTAATAATTACGTTGTTAGTTCGTTTTGCTACTTGAAATTTACCCTGAGCATAATATATAGACCCATTAGATACATTACCTGAGAACGTAGTAGAAGCAATTCCTGTATAACCACTTATTTCAAAGTATCTCTGACATAATTGAAGTATCTGTCCAAGGGGCAATCGTTCAAACGGTGTAGCTACAGGTCCGGCTTCGAGCTGAACACCTGTGATACGGGTTGTGCTAACACCAGTGTTGTCTCGTACAAAACGGATTTCCAAACCATTGGCTATGCTAGCCACCATGGCACTGGCCGGGACGGTGACCACATAGCGATTCCAGACACCCAGAGCTGGTATAGCAAAGTAACCGCCGGCCAGCGCTGCCAGCTGCGTTGTGCTGCTAAAATTGTCTATGCTGTTAGCAGTCTGAAATTCCACATAAAAGTTAGCTGGGCCTGTGACATTAAGTGCCCAGAAGCTCAGGGTCACCTGTGAACTAACCAGATCCTGGCAGTTGGCACTTTCTATGCGCTGACTGGCATAGGCATAGGTCAATGTGCTGGTGGCACTAAACTCCAAACTGTATTGTAACCCTTGATTAGCAGG